TCGTTAATTGCGGTACGGAAAAAGTCTGCCATTGTTTTATCCTCCTCTCTTTATCATTGTCATAATATCTTCTCTGCAAGTGGATCGAACTGTAACTTAATACAAATCGACGTATTTGCTTAGGTTGTAGATCAGGGAGCCTCCCTGCCAATACCATCTGCCACCCTGTCCGCCCTCTTCTCGTCTTACGAAAATATCACCAACAGTTACATTTGGTGGAGGTAGGCTTGGAATGGTGTTGTTAAGATTTTTATTTGCCAGTAGAGTCAAATGCGCGGCATCAAGTGTCTTGTGAATTCTTGAGTTCACTTGCTGCTCCTGGTAAAGTCCCTGTGTCAAGTCCGGCGATCCAGGGGGATCAAACGTTCCTGACTTCACCATAATTTCAACGGCCATTACGTGAGTATAAAACTCTGCTGTATCGTCCGAGGAATCTGGCGGTGTCCCTGTATAACAAACAACGCAGAGATTTGGATATTTCTCTATCGGCGCGTTTATCAAAGATGGGATCGTTCCAGGGTAAAAGTTTTCGTTTGCAATCGGCTCTACTGTCCAAGTTGAAGCGCCCCTTCCTAGGGCCGTCAATAGGGCGTTGTCCTCTAACTGCCATGTTGTATTCATGGCGGTAATCATATTATTGATACCAGCGAAAAGCACCATAAGTGCTTCACGCTGAACATGCTCCATTGATAAGCGGCCAGTGTATTGCATTATTCAGGCTCCGTCCATGGAATAGTCCAGACTGCATCCCCAAGGCGTCTATCCGCATGTTGTAGTGGGAATTGCATTGGGTCTGGTGTAACCAGAATATTTCTTCCGTTGTCCCCGTAGGAAACACGCGGAATAATAGCCCGTAGTCGGACAAGATTAACGCCTTCCTCCTCAGCAAGCTCCCCTGCTCGGGCGGCAAGACGTTCCCAGACCTTCCAAAGATCGGGCCTGCGGTCAAAGTAGGATACATCCTCGTTTGTTCCTGAAGTCCCTTGTGACTGAAGCTGATCGCCCCAATAGTCAATAGCGGCAGGAATAAACTGCATTGTTGTAATCACGCCGAGTAACTCAATCTGGTTGCGTGAAAATACGCTCGCTTCTTGAGTTACTCCCGCGATTGTGGCATAAAGTCGATACTGAGTTCCTTCAGCAATATTCTGAAGGTCAGACACTTCATAGTCATAGATTGTGTTGCCGACAAGTGCCCTATAGGACGCCGGAACATTTTGCTTTACAATATCCGTAATTGCGCCCATGGAGCGTCCTTTTTATTATTCGTCGTCAGCAGCGTTATCTGCTAGGTCTGAAATACTCGCCTTTGTTCTCTGTGCCTTATTCACTAGCCTCTTAGCCTGAGCAGGAGTGAGGAGAGTAAGACCGGGAGCCTTACCCTCCTCCACAAGCTTCCTAAGATAGCTAGGCACTTCAGATAGGCCAATTGTTTCCCCAGGAAGCAGCACCTTGGAATAAATCGGCTCAACGATCTGTCCGTTTTCCTCGGTTACGTCCCCGTCGATGACGTGAACTGTTGCTGTCTCCTCTGCGAAAATAACCTTCTCGACCTTCTCTGTTGTCTGTGCCATGTGGCTTTGCCTCCTATGTGATTGATTACTACTTACGCAACTCGCGCCCAAACGAACGCTTCTGGGATAAGTAGTCGCGGAATTCGTGCTGACGCCGCTCTAAGAAGGTGAGTCTTAGCAACGTGGTCAAGCATTACTTCTGCCTGGAATCCCTGGCGGATATCAACTGAGTTGTATCCACTAGAAACTGTTACCTGACCGTCTAGGGTATCCGCAATTGGGGTACCGTCGAGTGAATAGTCAGTTGTCATAAGAACATAACCGTCTGGTAGGTACTTAGAAATCGAACCTACACCGACTCCTGCCTCACCAGTCACGCGGTATCCGTTATCGTAAAGTACGATTTCGAAACCAGTATAAACTGACTGGAAGAGTTCAAGAATGTCCTGTCTTCTAGGGCGAAGAACGCTGTTCGCGTTATTGTGGTAGAAGTTGACTGAGTTACGGATGTTTGTGTTGTTGATTAGGTAGTTGTATGTCTTGAGGTTCATGTGAAGCTTGGTTCCGTAGAAACCAGTTGCCGCAGCAATTACCTCTGACCATGCCTGAACATCCGACACAGGATCGGCTGTTGAAGTTGATGACCAAAGAACGGACGCCACTGGCTTGTTAGCCGCTGGAAGACCGTAATTAACATACAGATTAGACGTACCACCGTCGTAAGGAATGGTTACCTCACCACGGAACGCCTGCCATCTAAGCCACTCGGTTGCTCGCTGATTTCTAAGCTGTAGAATTCTACCCTTATCTACCAGTGATACACCTACTGAGCGACGAATGTTCTCGTCGGCTGAGTTGAGTGCTAGCCAATCTTCCTCGGGAATAAGCTCCATTTCGTCAATTAGGGCGAGAGAGATGATCTGCTCGCTCCAAGCAACGTTAGGACGGAAGAGTGGTGGTGTCGCGTCAGGGGCACGGAACTGACCCTTACCGAATGGAAGAATCTCGGCAACACGAACCTTAGCTGAACGACCTGGGTGAGTCTTCAATGGAGCAATCTGCTCACCTAGAAGAGGAGTAGTGTCCTCCGCAGCGCCAGCGGCGCGACCTTCAGCGGGTCTACGAATGATGTTTGTAAGTAACGCCTGATCCCAAACGTCAAATGTTGTAAATCCGGACATTTAATTCACCTCCTCTTATTCGAACTTGTTGTAGTTGCCTAGATCAGCAACGAGTGCTGAGGCATATAGTGTGAATCCGACAATCTTCTCGGTTGCGAATACGCATCCGAAGAAGTACATAGCTGCTGGTGCGTCACCTTCGGTTACGCGGGCAACAATGTCAACAGGGCGTCTAAGGATACCCTTAATTGTTCCTGAGCCATTGTATGCAACATACTTGTCAGGGTTGGTAGTGCTGAACTTCAGAATCGTTCCGGCTGGCACAACGTTTCTCACTCCTGCTGTTACTGCTACGTTAGTAGCGTCGATAACAACAGACTTGATTGCGTCTAAACCAGCAGGGAACTTTAGGACTTCAACATCAAGCCACTGTGCGCTTAGTTCATAATTGAACGGCATTTAATTTCCCTCCTTTATTAGGCGCTATCTCTAGCTGATCGAATTTCATTAATCGCAGCCTCTTCGCTGTAGCCCTGATCTAGCATAAGAACGCCAATTTCTGTTCTTTCAGCTAGTGAGAACTCATCGTTCTCTCCTGAAGTATCGTCTGCTGGCTTTTCTCCAGCAAGATTCTCCTCAGCTACTACTTCCTGATCCAGCTTTACCTCTGGGGAAGCAGCTACTAGTCGGTCAACAACTTCGGATAGAGTGAGTGAAACTGATCCACCATTCTCCGAAAAGTTAACAGCGACTTCGCCCGTGTCAGCTAGAAGCATGTCTTCAGCGGCCTTTAGGACTGCTGGAGCCTTACCTTCTGACTGCCATGCGGCGAGCTTCGCGTCAATGCGATTCTTCTTGTTTTCCGCCTCTACTGCTTCATAACGTGCGAGGCGCTCTCTAACTGCGTCCTCTGACATACCAATCTCGTCAAAGAACGACGGCTTTGTTTCAACTACTTCTGGTGTTTCAACGGTTGACACGATTACACCTCCTTCGTTTTGTGCAGTAGTGTCTGCATTAGACGTGTCATCTCCACTCTCTTCTGAGAATGAAAGGATTTCTAGGTCTTCTCCTGCGTTCAAGGCTTTACGAAAATCTTCCATATCGTTTAGCCATGGGCTGTTTGTCAACGCGGAGTGACCTAGAATTGCGTTAAACTTGTCGCCCGTATCCTTCTTGACGTAATCAAAAAGGATTCCTGCGCTGACGTTGGCAATTGATCCTTCAAGAACCTTGCCCTTGATAGCCTTGTCAGTAAATTCGTGAGCGGCCTTAAGAACAGCACGTCCCTTGCTATCCTGGTCGATCTTAAGAGCCTTAATATAGCCTGTATTTTCATGCACCCTATCATCGTGGGACAAAGGAATGGTTACATGATCCTTGACGCCCTTATCAAAGTTCTCTTTGAGTTCCTCTAGGGAAATCTGGAACTTGTTTGCGTCGGATGTACCACTCTTGGTAACGGTGATTGGTCGTGCAACAGGACGCTGGCCTGGACCGGGAGAATACTTCCATGTCCCCTCCCGCATAATGGTCTTCCAAATTACGCCATCCTCTACGGATACCGTATTATCATCCTCGAAATACATTTCTGCTAGCATGTTTGGCTCCTCCGAGAAATCCGCAGTTTCCCCTGCAAATGTCTCATTTTCTGCTATACTCTGACTTGTGATGGCCTCGATCTGCTCTTCCGTGATGTTGTTCAGGAAATCCAGGAAGTCCTCTGGAATGCTCTCTGGGTCGTCAAAGCCGATATCTGTAAGGAAATCGTTAGGAGTAAAGAAATCTTCTGAAAGGTTTCGGGGTGTGAACTTCTTTCCCTTGCCTCTCCACTTAGTATTGCCTACAATCAAGTCCTTGAGTACAGCGCAATACTCCTCCGTGTGCGAACCGAACCTTTTGCGGTTGTCACGAACACAGGCTGTAAAGGGGTGCTTCATCTTTGCATAGTGTCTCATCAAAGGACGAAGCTTTTTCTTATCGGCTGCTGTTACATTGGCAGTACCCTTGGAGATGGCAAAATACGCTACCTCTAGGTAGTCGTCAATATTCTGGTCACTCAAATTTAGTTCAGCTACTTGGGACATACTTTTAATTGCTCACTCTTTCTACTAGTTGTTTCAGAGTGCCTTGCATCTCCTTATAAAGCTTCTCATAGATTTGATGATCCATCTCACCCGCTGGCGCAAACATGAACTTACATGAAGGGCATTTATAAATCGGCACTAGTTCTAACTCGTACTCTTCTATGGTCTGCATTCGTGTATACTGCAACACGTCATGTGGGTTCTTGCACCGAGGGCAAGTCATGCGGTGCCCGTCGATAAGCTTTTTTCTAATCACTGAGTAAATAATAGTGATAATGTGTATACATATCAGCTTGTGTTAGTTGCAAACATTGGAGGAAAATGACCGAAATCAACGAAAATTATGACAAAAATGACTCGCTAACCATTACAGCGGCAGCCGAGCAGCTTGGTGTATCCGTAAAATCGCTGAAAATGCGTTGCGATAGAAGGACCCTTGATTACTTCAAGGATGAACGTGGGTACCGCAGAATTTGGAAAAGGGAGTTGCAGAGAATTGCCAATGGCAGTTATCCGACTTATGATCCATACAGATTCGATCCTGAATTTGATATTCCCAAGGCCGAGATTTGGGGCGAAGGAAAGGCACCTGTAATTAAGCTTCCAAAGAAGGATTGGGTTTCCGTAATGGGGGTCAACGATATTCACGTCCCATATCACGATGAAATTCTAATTGACGCCACTTTAAGGATCGCCAAAAAGGTTGATCCAGACATTTTTATCTTGAATGGAGATATTCATGATTTCTTCGGTATATCCCGCTTTAACAGAGCAAACGAACGTCTTGATATCCTACAATCAGAACTTGATATGGGTAAATCTGTCCGTGCCGCATATCGAAAAGCTATGCCTAACGCCCAATTTGAAGAAACAATTGGGAATCACGAAGAACGACTGATTACATATCCGGCGTTTAATGCCCCTGCACTTAAGTCTTTGAGTGCCTTAAAACCATCAACACTAATGGGTCTGGATGAACTTGAAATTCGGCATTGGCCGATGAATGGATTCCGTCTAACAGATGACTTCCTTGTGGAACACGGATCAGTAATTAGAAGCCAATCTGGATACACAGCCAAGGCCCGCCTAGAACAGACACTTATCTCTGGTGTAATGGGCCACACTCATAGGGCGGACTCCCACACAAAGACAGGATTCCGCGAACTACAGTGGTTTGAAACTGGCTGTCTTTGTAAGCTGAACCCGGACTATGTTCGCAATGAGGCCAACTGGAAGCAGGCGTTCTGGATTGGTCTGTTCTCGACAAAGACAGGAAACTTTAATGTGCAGCTTATTAAAGCAACTGGTCGAGGATTCGTCTATGAAAATAAACACTACGGAAATACTGAGGAGGCAGCAGACATATGGGCAGCACCAGTACCCGCGATGATATCCGCCAACTAGCACTCATCGTTGAATCATATATGCCCGATCATATGCCTGACAAATTCTGGGAGTCTTGGGGTAAAATTGTCGCATATGCAAATCAGGCTGGATGGCCCTCAGAGCTTCATGGTCAGTATTTGACAATTCTAGAAGAGAGAGATGCCTTACAGGAAGAGCTTGATGACATGCAGGATCAATATAACGAGCTAAAATACAGAATAAATAGTCTT